ATTTCCATGTTATATAAATCTATCCTTATGTTGTTCTCTTCCAATGGCGTTTTCCATGAATTTCTCCAAGTCTCTGTCCAGTAGTTCTTCTTTATGTTGGTTGTATGATAAGACTTGGTCTCTGTCCATACGCTCAACCCAAGCATTAGCGGCAATAGCCACAGCATCAATTTGGTCATCATGTCTCAAAGCTCCCTTGTCTCTAGTCAACCTAGTCATCTGTCTAAACAACTGATGGTCAGGTTCTAATTTAAAGTCTTCTTTAATAAGTAAGTCATCTACCACAAGCCTATGACTATTCATAATTGGCTCTAAGGTATCTATAATACGCTTCTCTTTTTGTATATTATGTCTTACTTCTTCTATTTCGCATGGGTGTACTTTAGCCATTATAGGTTTTAACAACTGTGTTGCCATACCATCACCAAAGTTACTCTCAATAACTACATAGTTTACATCATTTTTCTTAGCTATATTAGACAATCTATACAGAGTATCTTCATCATAGCCACCATCTAATGCACCTACAGAGGTCAAATATAGCACTCCATGAAGCATTTTAAGCACCGCATACGCTGTTTTGTCCTCTCCACGACCACTAGGGTCAATAGACATAATAGTGCCCTCAAATGGTGTAAATTCTTTAGACATATTCATAGGTGCTACGTAATAGTCACCTTTGAGTCCCACATTAGGTAGCTCAGGGTCTATAGCTTTTATTTGTTCAGGAGAACTAGCCCACTGTATTTTAGCAGGAGCTTCCTTCCATGTAGAACAACCAGATGCTACAATTAAATCATTTAATTTAAGAGGGTATCTGTTAGCGTCAGACATAGTAGTGTCTAACATAAACTGTAAGTTGAATCCACTTTTACCGTAACTTGAAAGTCTTTCCATAAGGTCTACCTCATCAAACCTTTTAGGGTCTGTAGGTTTACCTTCTAATTCTTTTGTGTCTACAATCATTTCAGCCAATTTATGACCATAACCAATTCTTTGTTTTTTATCAGGATATAGTGCTGTCCATATTCTAGTTTTAAAACCTCTTTCTTCTAGGTCATTGTATAATGACATTTCTGTTTGAGGTGTACCTAGAAATATAATACGTCCTACTTCTGGTTTTATGATTGCATCAAATTCTTTTACTGTCTCACCAAGTCTATCACGCATAAGTTGCGTCTGTGAGTTGTTAGCGGACTCTACGTCATCAGCAATAATTAAATCTGCACGTGAACCTGTAAGTTGTCCTGTGATACCCATAGATTTAACACTTGGTGCATGTGATGCTAACGCAGGTGCTACATCAAAACTAATTTTTGAATGTCTTTGGTTATCTCTAGGTATTAAATGAGACAATAAAGGCATCTCACCTATTAACCTTTGTGTAAATGTACTGAAATCATCAGCCCTACTTTTAGAAGCAGATACAACTAATATGTTACGTTGTGGGTTTAGAAGTAATTGATGACAGACAAATGCTGAAGTAATCCATGATTTGCCTACACCCCTAAAGGCTTCTATAACTAATCTCTTGTCAGATGACTGAAGATAGTCTGCTATATCGTATTGTATAGGTGTTGGTTCTGGTAGATTTAAGTGTTTCCAACATAAATACAAAAAATTTTTAAAGTTCTTAATTCGTTTATCCATTTGTATCAAACGGTACGTCATCTAAAATGTTGTCAGTTTTTTTATTAAGATTATCTGTACTATAAGTTTTACAGACTTCTAAACATACCTTCATTTCTGAAGCGGTTAGCTCTTCTCCTGATTTTAATTTTGTATATGCGTGTTTAACTAATAACTCTGGTAATTCTTTGACAATATCATCTATACTAACGACCTTGTCCGTTGTATTTTTTGAAGGTGCTTCTTTTGTTTGGTCTTTTTGCATGTCTTCCTTTTCTCTTCTTAGGTTTATCTCGTAATTCTACAAGATTAAAATTTATTCTAGCCATAATTAAGGTGTGTGATATTCCATTAAACGAGATTGTTGTTCATTTTGAACTTCTCGTTGTAGTTTTTCTTTATCTTTTTTTAATTCGTTTATTTCTTTTTTTTGATTTTCTATAATGTCGTCTTTGCTTGGTTGTATTAAGTCTGTAAGACTTTTATCCATAGAGCTCCTAAGTTATTTTAATATTAATGTTTTAATACTTTTTTCACCCATGTATATTTCTGTTTCTGCTTTAGATTTAATACATTGATATTCTACATTGTTACCAGTATTTGAACGCATAGCAATTCTTTTACCTTTTAAACATTTTGACATACTATCTTGTATTCTGTGTTCTTTAATTTCACCATTAACAATCATAAGTAAAGCAATAACTGTTTCAATCATATTATCTTACCTTTGTTAATACCTTTTTTAATTATATATTTTTGTGTGCCGTTAGCACCTATCTCTACTTCTTTTTTTAAGTCTTTAACAAAACCCATTTGCTTTGTTTTTTTACGCATATCATTGATATATTGGACAATTTTCTTAGTAACTCTTCCCATTTGCTCTTACCTTATCCTTTAATTCTTCAATATCATCAAGAGCTTTTTCTAATTGTTTTTGTGTAAACTCAATATTAACTTTATTAGTCATATTTTGTTCTTGTGTGTTCTGTAATTTTTCTACAGTTTTATATAGCTCTTCTAAAAGCATGAATTGTTCAGAATCAGTAGTAGTTTGTTCACTCTTTTTAAGTAAATCAGAGTTCATTAACTCTCTTGACGTTTCTAAACTTGTTAATCTTGCAGTAACTTCTGTATATGCAAACACTCCCATAACAACACCTGCTATAATACCTATCATATTTTTAATAGGCATACTTACTGCTGTGTCTTGTGAGATTTTCATATTAATTACTTCTTAACTAATGAGCCACCAAAGTATAAACCTATGATAGCTGATACTAGGTTAGTATCTAAAGGTGTAATAACTAAACTATTGGAAGATAGTGTTACCCATTTCATTATTTCTTTTTCAGGTATAAAGAAAAATGCAGGTTTAAATTCTAAATAACCTACAATTACGCTTACATCTGGTTGAAATATAGGCATTAATTTAGGTAGTAATATAATTGCAAAGACAGCAGTTAAAGCTATAATTCTTCTAGTCCACTGAAAACCTTTGTTGTCATATTCTCTGGCTTCTTTAAAACCTTGTTGTTGTACTTCTGCTCTTTGTATAAGCATTTTTTGTTCTGCTTGTTTTGCTTTAATACTTTGTGACCAGATGCTCATAACTCCACCAAGAACGGTAGAGCCCAACATTGTTATCATTTCAAATGGCATATCTTATATCCACCATAATATTATTGACCATATAGCAAAAGCTATACATACTTTTTTGTTATCTTTAATTTTTGTTACAACATGGTTTTTCCATTGTGTAGGCGTTTCTCCATATATCATCATACTGATTCTCCTATTTTTTTACATTGCATTGATATTACTATTTGTCTTTTCATAAACTCTTCATGGACTGACATACCAATAGAAGACACAGTATTTACACACTGTTCTTCACTTGTTAATTGTTTTGTTAAAGGTAAGTCACCTTCTAAACATAAGTTTTGTCCATTTACTGCTAATACACATAGTATTGCTGTTATTTTAAACATTACTTTTTCCTCTTTTTCTTTTTTGATATAACTAAGTTTTCAATATTTTCTATAATTTTATCAAGAAAGCCAAAAAAACTATAAAGAAATCTATCAATCATTTTACTTAAATTGGAATACACCAATAATTGTTCCGATAATTGTACCTAAAAATACTAATACTTTTACCATACCCTTACCTGTTGATACATCATTTCTTAAACTCTTAACTTCTTTTCTTAATTCATTTATATTGTCGTTTAATACCTTCATTCGTTCAGCACAAAGTTTCTCATGGCTTGAAAGTCTAACCCCAGTAGCGACTTCGCTAAACTCTTTAGGTGTTAGAACTTTCTTCCTAGCCATTTGATTATTCTGCTTCTAATTCAGCTTTTTTAGCTAATATATCTTCTTTAGAAATTGGTGTTGTTCCATTATCCCATCTAATAGTATCAACATCTTCGTCCCAACAAGTTGCTTGTGCATCAGGATTGATTGCTAAAATTGCATCAAGTATTTTTATTGTGTTATTTGGCATATTTTATCTCCTATACTGTCCATCTTTTTAATGTGAATACTCTGTTGTTTTTACCATTGGTAGTAGTTATACCAAATGAATGACTACCACTAATACTGTGTGTTATACCATGCAATGATAAATAATAAGTTGTCCCTGCACTTAATCCCCAATCTGACGCTGACCTTGTATTATTAAAGGCTATTGATAAGTATCTGTCATCTGAAGTATTACCTGTAGCTTCAGCGTGTTCTCCTGTACTAATTAAATAGTTAACACTTCCTGATGATGAAGAATAACTACCACTTGTTTTAAATTGAATACCTGCACCAACATAATGAGTACCTAGTTGACCCTCAACATTTAAATAAGCATTTAATTCAATCATATCTGTACTAGCACTTGGCGTCACAGTAATTTCATTTGTTCCAAGTCTAACAGAAGTGCTTGATGATGATGTAGATACTGAACCCATGCCAGAAGTACCATCAGAAATTTGAGCCAAAGTGTAAGCACCAGTTGATACTGTACTCCATACAGGATTTTGACCAGAGCCTTTAGTTTCTAAATACTGTCCACTTGTTCCTGCACCTAGTCTTTGAAGACCAGAAGCATCTCTATATAAAATGTCTCCCTGCGTAGTAAGTGTTGTTCCTACATCAGTTCCATTTGTACCATTCGTTCCTTTTTCTGCTAGTTTAGTCCAGTGGGAAGCACTAGACGTAGCATTTCCAGTAGACGCTTGAATACATATAAAAGTTTCTCCACCTGATGTAACTATATCGTCAATTACATAAGCTGTGCCACCTGCGTATGCACCTCTGAATACTGGCTTTATTCTTCCCAAATTTAATGTTGCCATTATTTATTTTCCTTATTGTTATTGTTGTTGATTGTTAATTAGACTGAGACACTTAGATTGCCATTGGCATCAACTGTGAATGTTAGTCCTCTTTTTGCGACAAAACTTTCAGCATATAAATCTGATTGAGTTCCATCTGTATTTGCTACAGACAAGTTGTCTGCACCATTTGTGAAATGAACGATAAGGTCTTCTTTTTGTGAACCTGTACCATTCGTTTTTACAAAACCATATAAATCTGAAGACCCTGCGTCTCCGAAAGTAAGTTCTGTTCCCCCACTATTTACAACTACAGCTTTCTCTGAATTAGCTGATAAGTTGGAAAC